CTTATTATATTCTGACATCTCATCACCTCACTAGTTAAATACTTGGTTGGGACTCGCTTTTGCCATGCTCGCTGCTTTTACCACGTTACCAATGCCCAAGTTCAAATCATCAAAAACCTTTGCAGCGTTTAGCAAAATCTTTACTTGATACAAGAGATTAGCTGGCAAATAAACATTCAACAGATACTTCAAATAGTTAATTTGATTACTTGTCATTTCAGCTGATTTAGCAGTTACTACAACAGCTCTTGCACCGTAATTAACATCAATTTTCACTGGCAGGTTAACGTTGTTCAGCATATCTCTGAAAAATCTAATTGTTATCGGTCTTGGTGGTAATACATACATCAAGACCTTATTTCTACGCATTTCCAAAGTATCGTTTTCATCTGGAACTATGCCTAGCTGGCTTTCAAAAAGCGAAATACCTTTAGCATCAGCTGTTGAAACAAATTCATTTAGTAACGTCCGCAAATGGCTACTTTCCAAGTCTTTTAGCGTTACGCTTTCAGACTTAAGAAGTTCCTTCATTTCATACACGCCCTCATAATAATCAGGCATGTAATTTAGAAGTTCATATTTATTGCTCATTAATTGTCACCGTCCCGACTACTGGCAATTGCGACTTGGAATTATTAAAAACTAAGTCAATGTCTGCGTCCCGCCCGTTCAAAGATGGAAGTTTAGCATTGACCACACCTTCCGTCAGCATAACTTGAGACAGGATCTTAGAACGATATATGGTTTCTTCATAACCCCTACCAAGTTTTTGATTGATATCTGCCCAGTCCTTTCTCAATGATTGGAAGTAGCCCTCAACTGCTTTAGTAATGCTGTCTTTCACATACCGTGTTACTTTTGTATCATCAAGTTTTACTGAAATATCAACATTTACAATTAATTCTTCAGGAGCAGTCACAGTTACAGCATGGTCAATTGGAGCTAATCCATAACCCTCTGCTTGTTTATCTTCTGGGTCAAGTGTATTTTTAACTTTCTGTACTAAACTAGCACTAGCAGGCATTAAATTATTATTCAGGATAACAACTTTAACAGTCCCACCACCATTCCAAGTCGGATAAATTTGTGCAGCTCCAACCTCATCAATCTTGCTTGTCATGTCTAAGTAATCAGCCACGTTACCACCGTAAGCAATCCAACTTTGAGAGCTTAGCAATCTTGCTCTTAAGTGATCGTCACTTTCTACATCCCTTGCAGGAGCAGTAATCTCTGTAATTTCAGCCCATGAAAGCAAGTCGTTCGGTGTAACAGGTAAAATCTGTCCGATACAACTATTAGCGCTTGATCCTTTAACTTCTGCTGTTAATTCAACAGTCAAGTCATCATTGACCTTTGTCACAGCATAAAAAATAGGCGAGTCGCCAATACTGGCAAACTTATCGCCTACTTGAACGTTGTCTAATGGTTCTTTCTTATCATTTAAAACTTTTGCTTTAGCTTCTGTTTGAGTAGCAGGATATCGACTTGTCCCATGTTCAATTGCTCGATAGTCTAGGAACTCTCCAGAGGCTGTTTTGATATAAGTTTCTTTGATTACATTAGCCATATCTAAGGATTGCTGCCCCATAACTAACGCAGCAGGAGCTAAAGCGTCATAGATTATTGAACCCTCACGCTTATCAATGTTATCAGGCACAGCATCAAGCATTTTTCTTAAAAAGTAGTCATAATCTTTATTCTGAAATTCAGTAATTAGCTCATTTGGACTCACTTAATGCTTACCTCGCTTTCTATTGGTATATTTCCATAACTCGTTTGACATTCTCCAGTTAGAGTTAACGTATTGGGACTTGTTTCGTTGATATTAGTGATATCGACTTTGATTACACGTTCATCAGCCAGCAACGCTTCTTTGACCATTCGCTCAGCCTCAACTTTGGCATAACCTAAGTTTTTACCAAGTAAATCGTTTAAATCGTTGCCATATTGATCTGTATAAATCGGAAAAACAAAACGTTCTGTTTTTAGGATTTTATCTACAGCTTGAACCATAGCACCTAAGCCATCAAACTTATTCCGTATTCTTCCGTTAGCAATTTGAAAGGTTAGTGTCGGATTTTGATTTTCTTCATTATCCAAATTAACCACCCTCTCTCTCAAATAAGTAGAATTGTTGACCACCATCAGCACGGATCATAGTTACTCTATCGCCCACTCTTAAAGAGTTATCAAAAGTAAAAGTAGCGGGCTTAGTGGTCTTTTCAGTTTTAGGCTTTTCCCCGTCTTTACCTTTCTTTTCTTCTGTAGTCGTCAAACTACCACTCATTGAAAAGCTACCTATGTGCTTTCCTAACACAATGAAATTATCGTCAATAATCATTGAGTTAGAAATTTGCACCCTTAACGGAGAAACACTAATAACACGACCATAGATAACATCGGAATACTCGGAGTCACTACCGCCCCGTTCCGTCAACATTTTTATAAGCTGTTCTCCTGCCATTTTGTGCCTGCTTTCATTTCTAAGCTACAAGTATAATCTGTCCCGAAGTTGTGCGTTGCTTTCAGAATAGGGCAATTAGTCCAAGTTTTACCGAAGTCTTTAATTTTAACATTAGCACCAGCTCCAGCAATTAAAGAAGTATCGCCAATGCAATCAAGCGTTAGCTTTCTTTCTGACACGTTGCGCTTTTTCAACTCGTCATTAGCTTGCTGAACCATCTGTGCCCAGTTAGCTTTGTTCTTGGCATTGACTACCTTAACAATCTGTCCCCAAGTTTTAATCGTATTGCCTCTAGCAGAAGCAATCGTAAAATTCGTTGTAGCTGGATCGTCTCCAGTATCGGAAGTAGCGGTCGCTGTTTTAGTTTGTGAATTATCAGTGTTCTTTTGAACGACTTGAACCACGTTAGCAGCATTATCAATGCTTTCTGAGTAAGTGTAATCGGTCATCGTGTTTTGAGTATCAATAACTAAAAGGGTTCGTGTAGGAATAGGCGCTCTTCTAAGTTCGATATACATATGATTAGCAACAATACAGTACATTTCGCCAGTAGCAGAGTATGTCTTATCTATTGCGCTCTTAATCATGTCAAATCCTGTCTTACCATCACAAACTTCTGCAGGAACTCTATAAATTGGTTGTTCCTTGATATGAAACGGTACACCAAAACGGCGACAAACATTGCTGTATCTATCTCCAAGCGTCCCTGATTGAAAGACGACTGAACCTTCACTCTTTAGATATCTTTCAAAGTCGTAAGCTTTTACACTCACTGTAGTGTCTGACGTGCATTCAGCACTGAAAACAAAACCCCAGAAAATATCTTTATTGTCCCAAGCGAAGTCTACAATAGCTCCCATTGCTGGGATTATTGGATCTTTGCCGTTCACAATATCAAACGTTAGCTCTCCAGCAGAGTAATTTAAGTCAGTTACCCACTTAAGATTTTTAACCATATCCTTGATTTCAACGCCAATTCTAGCTCCACCGTTATCGTGCTTTAGAATTTGAAGTTTTGTAATCATGCTAATCTCACTTCACTCTGTCTAACCCAGCCTCTAGGTCCACCATTTACTAATGCAACGTGAATTGGGAATGGGTGACCCGGAGCTAAATAAGTAATTCGTCTTCTTACGTTATTCTCATATACACCTGGAGCACTTCCGTAACTATCTAAGCGCAACCGCCCATTCACAATCACAATTGAGCCAATGCCCAACTTCTTAGGAGGAGCTGGTCTTGGTTTAGGCTTTGGAGGAGCTGGAACATTAACTTTATGGTACTTAACTTCTCTATACTGCTTTAAGCCCAAAGTGTAGGCATATTCGTCTGCAAATCCGCTCTTAAAGCCATATTCAAAACTAGAAATCGTCATAGTTACACTAATCTGAGTAGAACTGACAACTAATTGAACATGATGTTTATTAGCTTGAATATTCTTAAGCCAATTAATGTATTCATCAGGTTTTAACAGCTTATCTGAGCTAATCCAAGAACTATGTTTCTTTGGAAATACACTATCAATCGAAAGAGATACCAATTTCATATTACCTACTCGATTAATCTCTCCCAAGTTCACAATAGTTTCTGATTTATCATCAGTTTCATATTTCAAAGTTAATTCTGACGGGTTGACAGGCAATTCAACTGTTCGATTAGTTGAATAATCAGTGATATAAACACCAAAGCCGTTGACCGGCATATTAACCACCTCCTAGAGCTTTATTACGTCTATCAATAATCTTTTGATCGATCTTATCTAAAATTTTGTCCACATCTGCATCTGGATCACCAGAAGCATTGATGACAATAGCACCTTTATCAATTTGAACTTGAGTACTATTGTCTGTTTGGCTACTACTGTTGTTATTAGTCAATACTGAATTTGGAGTAATTGAGCCAGATGTTACTGTATCGCTACCAACTGAACTAGAAGAAACTGAGCCTTGGCCGAAAATGCCAATATTAGCTCTTGATCCATCAAGTCCAGTAATTGCACCTGAAACATTGCTAATTGCATCGAGCGCTCTATCAAATCCAGCTGCAAGTAAATCTCCCGGATTTATACCACTTAATCCAATAGGGTCTAAAGTTGGTGCCATTCCAGAAGCTGCATCTACAACTCCTTGCGCCATATTTGCCGAAGCATCAGCAGCCGCACCTGCATCTCTGTTTAGTCCAATGATTAAACCTTGATCGACCCAGCGACCATATTGTCTAAATAGACGAGATGGAGAACCAATGTGAAGCACGCTTTTAGCAGCACTTACCACTTTACTTGCTACACTTTGCACTGCACTAACAGCAGCTCCAATCATGGATTTAATACCATTGACTAACCCTTGAATTAACTGTCTACCGACAGAAACTAAAGCATTTCCAAAACTTCTTGCAGCACTTACAGCACTAGAAATTCCACTTCTAACAGCACTTACTACTCCACTCATTGCACTAATGATTGCTGAAACCATCATTGCACCAGCTGCAATAAATAAAGACGCCATAATCATTACAGAAGCTCCAACAGCTACTAAGGCACTAGAAACAGCCATAGCAGCCGCAGCTACTACCATCAATCCAGCACCTAGCATAATCGCAGCTGCAGCTAATAACATTAGACCAACTGCTGCAATCATTGCCATTGGACCAACCATTATCAGAGCTACAGCTAAAAGCATCAGTCCGACTGCTGATACCATCGCCGTGACCATAATCATCATCAAAGCAACCGACATCAACATCAGCCCAACAGCTGCAATCATTGCCATAGCAGAAACTAAGGTAAGACCCACTCCTAGGAGCAAGATACCAACGGCTGCAACTAAGCCCATAGCCATCACTAGAACTAAAGCAACTCCTAAAAGAAGTAAGCCAACTGCAACAATTAGTGACATCGGTCCAATAAGTAGTAAGGCAACTGATAAGAGAATTAATCCAACTGCGGCAACCATTGCACTAACCATGATGAGCATTAAAGCAACACCCATCAAAAGCAAGCCTACTGCGGCAACAATGCCCATTGCTGCAACTAAGACAAGTGCCACACCGAATAGGAGCATTCCGACAGCTGCGATAATTACCATTACAGCAACTAGAGCAATTGCTACTCCTAACAGTAAGACACCAACAGCAGCAATTAATGCAGTAATTCCAACTAAGGCTAAGCCAACTGCAAAGATTAATGCTCCGACACCTGCGGCAACTAAACCAATAGCAAGAACTACTAAGGCAACGCCTAAAAGAAGCACTCCAACAGCTCCAACTATTGCAGCTAAACCAAATACAGCAATCGCACCAGCTAAAGCAAGTAAGCCAACCGCTGCACTAGTTCCATATTCTGAAATAGTAGGTAGTTGAGTGGCTAAAAGAGCGATACCAGCACTTGCGACTAAAACAGCAACAGCAATTAAAAGTAAGGCAGCGGCAAAGATAGCAAAACCGATAGCTCCGCCAATCAATGCTGGTCCTAAGAACCTGACTAAGATCACTAAAGCAGCAATAGCGGCAATCATTCCAAAGAATGTTGCTATAGCACCACCACCTGCATTAGATATCTGAGTAGCTGCATCAGCTAGTAACTTAAATCCAGCGCCGACCATTAATGCACCAGCACCAACTAGGGCAAATGCTGCACCCAGTTTCATATATGCACCAGCATTACTTAGGATCTTGCCCGGCTTAGTCATTTTTGGTGACTCAATTTCAGGAGCTTTGATCTTCTTAGCACGCTTAAAGCCTTTAAAGAATTTAGAAACTTCTTTCATATAGCCACCAATTTTTGCCATAGCTTTTAACATTGTAAAAGCGATAGCTAAAGCTGTAAGTGCGTGTGCAATATTATTGATTGTACCTGGATCTAATTTATTCAATTCTTTCAAGCCCCAAACAACAGCTTCAAATACTAAACCTCTTAATCCACCTTTTAAGATAATAAAAGCTTGAGCTA